AGTGCAACCTTCTGCGCTTTACTCATATACGCATCTGTAACTTGCTTACTGTATTCCTGGTATCGGTCTGATAACTTCATAGCCCATTCTTCATAGGTTGAGTACTCGTCGCCTTTTTTCTGCATAAGGGACGCCATTCTTTCAGCACCCTGAGTGTTAACTAGCGCAATGTCACCAATCTTTTTAGTGCTGATCTCGGCAAGTTTATTTACGTCAGTAACTCCCTCAGCTTCCTTGTTGAACTCCGCAACTTTTTTAGGAGCAAGCTCTGCCATCTTCTTGTCGTACTCGTTGTAGATACTCTCGTAGGTAACTTCCTTTTTCTTCTTTTTGGGTTTTGCTGAAGAGGCTGAGTCGTCACTACACGAGGTGAGAGCTAACACAAGAGCGAGTGTCATAGCAACTGCCATAGATTTTAGTAGTAGTTTCTTCATAATACGTCCTTTCTTGATACGTCCCTGGTACCCTTTATAGACTATATCAAATTATGCCTTAATACCTCTAGATCCTGTACAGATAGCATAGTGCATAGGTCACCGTTTCTAATATGCTCTAATTCATGTTGTAATGTCTTATGTTGTCGCTCTATCGAGTCCCTTGCATTAATGAAAACAGTATAAAAGGCTTGTCCGTCCTCGTAATAATAGGCCGTTAATCCGTGAACTTTACAGGGTAAATCGACATAAGCAACCCTGTATAATTCGTCCACAGTTACTTACCTTCCTTCTTCTTTAGTTTCTCCAGTAGAGTTGCTACGTATCTTATGTCTTCCTCTGATACATCTCTTGCTGCGTCGAACAACACACGGAGCTCGTCTCGTTCGTAAAGCTCTTTTGCTGCTTCTGCCGCTTCGGGTTTGATGTAGTAGGTAGGCTCATCGTCGGGGTGTTCTTCTATTAAGTATGATTTAGGAACATTGAAAAAATCTGCAATTTTCTGAACCTTCCCCATCCTGGGAAAAGCTATGCCTTTCACCCAAGTGTTGAATGTTTGTGGTGATACCCCTATGTATTCAGCAATTTCTGCTTGTTTTAAATTTCTCTCTTCTATTAACCTGCTGAGGTTGCTTGAAAATAAAAGCTTTTGTTTTTCGTCCGTCATAGTATCAACCTCCTGTTAAATTTGATTATATTGATTTAATACCAGATAATCAAGAACAAAATAAAAAATAATTTGATTTTTGTGTTGACATCAAATTAAATTTGATTTATGCTAGAAACATCAAAACACGAAAGGAGATAGATATGCTACAAATCAGTTTAGCGGCAGCTAGGGTTAATGCAAATCTTACGCAAAGAGATGTAGCGAAAGCCCTTGGAATATCAACCCAAACGCTTGTAAATTGGGAGGCAGGGAAAACAGAGCCTTCTGCTAATCAGGCTAGAGCCCTGGCTTCCCTTTATGGAATCAAGCTGGACTATATTTTTTTGCCCGATTCATCAAATTAAATTTGATACAGAACGCAACAGAAAGGAGGACACATGCAAGAACAGGATTTTACAAAATATCTAGAACCGCTTGAGGGTATGACCTATAGAGAGTGGGTGAAGCTTAAATACCTTATAGACACTGAGTTTCATAAAAAAGAATACGAGCTCCAAAATGAATTGAGGCTCGTAAACGCAAAAGACCTTACTCTGTAACGACTTGAATAAACATCGGATTTATTCGATAGTCTTTACCTTTGTAGCAGATATTAACGTAATTCAAATAATACATGGAGTGCTCCTCAGGTAAGTTCTTGGGCGACCAAACTTCCGCCCCCGATTCCCACCACTCATAAGGAGTTAATCCCGAATCAATAAATCTGCACTCTGGGTCGTCATTAAGACAAACCCACTCACCAACTAAACAAGCATAAATGTTTTTCATGATATTTGCTCCCTTCTTAATACTCAGCTGCTCCAACAGTCTGTAAAGGGAGTATATCACATCACAATATCAAGGAGGCACAACATGATCACACCTATACCTATAGATGAACGATTCATCTCGACGCAAGAGGCATCCGAAGTCTTGCAAATAGACGAGCAGGTACTTAGGAAACTCGGGCAGATGGGATGCAAGGGTATCTACAAAATCGGCAAGCAGTATCGTTTCCGCTTAAAGGAGTTTGAGACTGTAAGCGCTGAACTGTCGGAGAACCTAGAGAAGTTATCTCAGGAAGTTAAGAGCCTTGAAGAGGTTTACAGAGAAAAGGTCGACCGATTCGGACTATTCGATAAGGCGACGAAACAAGCACAGACGGAGTTCTATACGATGCTCCGGGCACTGGAGATTATGAGAGGTGACGACAATGAGAGAGCAGTTTAGTTCAGTAAGGGATGCGTTGCTAGAGGCTTGCAAAGAGAACGACAACACACCGATGCAGGAAGTAGTTAGTGCGATAGGCGTTGCGGCACTTATCCCGACACTGTGGCTGTTTCTCTTCATGCTAGGTGCGAGGTAAGGAGGAGTTATGGGCGCCATAATTAATAAAAAAATAATAGAGTTTGCTGTAAAAAAACAGCCTAAATGTCGAGGCTCAGTATGGTGGAGACCGTAAATGTAGAGAGGTGAAATACTACACCATATTTACAGAAGATTGCCTTGTAATGGTGTCGATAAGCCCTGACTGCACCTATGAGCAGTTTCTCGAAAAGATAGCTAGCAGCGCTATTTTCGAGGCCAGGGAGCTGTGTGAAGATTATACAGCTCTCAAAGAGGAGACAAACAATGATATTTAAAACATTCATCATCGGCATGGTGCTAGTCGGCATCGCGGTAATTTTAACCGAACTACACCGCTACATGGTGTACAGCGAGGAGCTAGAGAGGGAGGACGAGGAATGGAATTAAAAACAGATATGACATTCACCGACATGTTAGATGCTATAGCAAGGACTATACCGTGCGTAAAAGCATCCCAAGACTGCCTAAAGCAATGCAGGAAGGATTATCACAAAGCAATTGAGAGTGACCTAGAGAGGACGCTGTATTTAGAAGAGATGGAAATAGTCGACATTGCATTTAAATATGCGTTTGCAGAAGGGTGGTTTGCGCATAAGAAGGAGGAAGAAGATGCTAGATAAAGAACGCATATACGGCTACGCAAAGGCTTACCTGGAGTCGGTTACAGGATTAATAAAAGATAAAGCTGAAGAGGCTGAAGACGACCGCTATATAGGCGACGGAAACCTACTGAGGTCGGCACTGTATCAGTATGAGGACGATTTAAGCGAGCTAGAGGCACTTATAGAAGGTAACGCGAATGATAAGAAGTGAAAAGTTATACAAGTATGCTGCAGAGTTCATCGAAGGCGAACTAAAAGCAATCGACAAAGCATTAACGCGAACCGATAGCGAAGAGCGACGAGACGAACTTCAGAAGAGACAGCACGAACTTATTTGTGACTTAAACGACATGGAAAAGCAAGGCTATATAGGGAAGAGCCTAGAGCAAGTAAAGAGAGTTAAAAAAGAAGAAAGGAGGAGAAGGCATGCTGAACTTAGAACCTAAACACGAAAAGAAAAGCAGATTAGAGCGATTCTTTGGAGATTTACTAGGAACAGAAAAGACAAAACCTAGAGCAGAATGCGACTGGATAGATCCTAGAATTCCAACAGATGAAGAGTTGGACAAGGTCGTTGACGAGTACCTAGCAATCAAGCACGTATCTGTTCCAGAAAACGACCTAGCTTTTATGGACTAAAAAAGAGCGCAGACCGAAGTCACGCGCTCCCTAAAAAACTCAAACACATTATACAGGAGGATAACAAAAATGGCAAAACTACAAGGCGATTTTAGAAAATTCATGAATAAAAACTACCTCGGTTCGTGGGACATCCCGGACGGTGACGACCTAATCGCGACAATTGATCACGTCGAGCGGGAGCAGGTTGAAAACGCTAAGGGTAAAGAACTGAAGTTGACTATCCACTTCACCGATAGAGGACTCAAACCTATGATACTCAACTCAACCAACTCACAGCGAATCAGCAAAGTTGCTGGAACAACAAGAGTTGAGAAGTGGGATGGAATTACTATTGCAATTTACACAGAAAAAGTGCAAGCGTTTGGAAGCATTTCCGACGCACTACGCATCAGAGACTATGCGCCTAAGAGCAAAGAGCTGTTCTGCAACGAGTGCGGTGCGGAGATTGTCGGCTCGGGCAAGTACACAGCTAAAGCGATTGCAGAAAGAGCCAAGGTCAAGTATGGCGAATACCTCTGCATGGATTGCGCAATGGCAAGAGCTGAGAAGAGTACCGAGCCAGAGCAGACCGAACCTACACAAAAAGAGCAGACTGAGGAGGTATAGGGCATGGAGCTAGCAAGAGAGCAGTTTACAGAAGGTTACGAGCAAGGCATGGCAGATGCAATGACGATCGCCAAGAATCACCCAGAGGCATTCGGCTCGATGTTCGCAGCCTCTACATGGAGGCACGTATCAGAGCAGAATCCTAGCATTACAGGGTATTACCTCGTTCAGACCGAACGAGAAGGAACACGCAACATTAGAATTGCAATGTACAGCGCAGAGGCAGAGAGATGGCTAGCGCAGGATGTAAAGCATTGGGCGTATTTGCACCTATATAACGGAGACAACGAGGAGGGCGTCAATGAAACTGAATAACTCGAATTACTTCAGCAAAGAGGCACAGTCGGAATACTTCTCAGTATCACAGTTCAAGAGCTTTGAGAAGTGCGAAACTAACGCACTAGCTGAGCTACAAGGAGAGACGGAGCGAGCGCAGACTACTGCGCTACTCGTCGGCTCGTATGTAGACGCATATTTTGAGGGAACACTTGAAACCTTTAAGGAAGCACATCCAGAACTACTAAAAAAAGACGGAACACTTAAGTCAGACTATGTAAGAGCTGAGGCGATTATCGACCGAATTGAAAGCGACCCGCTCATGATGAAGTACCTAGAGGGTAAAAAACAAGTTATCAAGACCGCGAATCTGTTCGGCTATGACTGGAAAATTAAAATAGACGCATATGTTCCAGGTGAGAGGATTGTCGACCTCAAAATCGTTAAAGACTTCGAGCCTATATATGATCCTCGCCTCGGAATGCGCGTGCCCTGGATACAATTTTGGGGCTACGATCTACAAGGAGCAATCTATCAGAGAGTTGAGCAAATTGCTTCAAAGCGAAAAGAACCGCTACCGTTTTACATCGTAGCAGCAACGAAAGAGCCTACACCAGATATCGCAGTTATACACATACCACAACACATGTTAGATGCTGCGCTAAAGGCTCACGGAGTAGAAGCGAAGATAGACCGATACGCATTAATTAAGTTCGGTGATATTCCGCCTAGTAGGTGTGAGAGCTGTGATTACTGCAAAGAGACAAAGGTGTTAACAGAGCCTACAGAGTACGAAATATATGAGGAGGATAACTAATGAATGTAATTGCAATCAAAGGGAGATTGACGAGAGACCCCGAGCTCTCGTCGTTCAAGAACAGTAACGGAGATAACAGAGCCGTTTGTCGATTCTCTGTAGCAGTAAATCGAGATTATGGAGACGATGCGGACTTTTTCAACTGCTCAATCTTTGGAAAAAGAGCCGAGGTAATCGATAAGTACTTCTCTAAAGGCTCAGAAATCGTATGCCAAGGAAGAATGGAACAGAACAATTACAAAGACAAAGACGGTAATAATCGCACAGCTTGGAATCTGATTGTAAGTAACTTCGACTTCTGCGGAAAGAAATCTGATAACGGTAGCAATGAACCAGGACCAGACGGATTTAAAGAAATAGAGGAAGATGTTCCATTTTAAAAGAGAAGTAGGAGCAAGACATGAGAGAGATAAAATTCAGAGCGTGGGACAAAAACCTTAAGACATGGACTAATTATTCGATAGACGACGACCTACTTATGTTCTACGACAAGCGCGCGGAATGTTGGGAAACTGACCAAGAAGGTGAGCGATTTATCTTATGCCAATATACAGGGTTAAAAAATTTTAACGGAAAAGAAATATATGAGGGTGACATCGTAAGAGCGGTAGGCTTTTCAAAATGGATAGGCGCCGCAAAATATTCCGACAAAAATCAAGCGTTTGTATTTGAATGCACAGATAAGAATTATAGAGGAAACATAGTATTTATGAGTCAATTTGACCAAGGTTTCAAGATACTTGGCAACATCTATGAGAATCCAGGACTACTAGAGGAGGTGCGCTAAATGTACTTACTAATTGATAGCCGTGAGAAACCAAAGGCGATTAGTGGCATACTAAACCACTTCGCGAAGAATAACGTCAAGTACGATGTTACAAAACTCTACTTCGGCGATTATATGGATTACGCAAGACCGAATCGAGTTGTAGACCGCAAACAGAACATTTCTGAATTAGCCATGAACTGTACACGCGATCATAAAAGGTTCAAGAGAGAGTTAGAGAGAGTTAAGGCGACGGGTAGTGAGTTAATCCTACTCGTCGAACAGAACAGTTACAAAGACGGAGAGAAGACAATCAGAGTCGAGACGATAGAAGACTTAATGCTCTGGACAGCACCTAGAGGAGTAGTCAGAGGCGAACAAGTGTATAGGGTTCTCGTATCGTGGTGTCACAAGTACCCGTTGCGAGTCGAATTTTGTTACAAGAAGAATACAGGGCAGAGAATTTTAGAGCTATTGGAGGAGCAAGATGAGTAGGCAAAACCTAGCTGAGCTAATAAAAAACCGAATAGACCTACAGTCCGTAATGGAACATTACGGTACACATTTCGAACGTACAGGTAATGCACTCTGTCCGTTCCATTCCGATAATCATCCGTCTTTATCAATAAAAAACGAGCGATACAAGTGTTGGGCGTGCGGAGCGAGTGGTGATATGTTCGATTTCGTTCAAAACCTCTACGGTGATAGCTTTGTAGAGGCTATAGAGCGAATCA